ATTAGGTTTTGCCTGACCTTAGCTCTTTGAATTATTCTAGGTATTCTTTTCTTAATATTCTCAGGCTTTAGCTCATCACAATTATCTGCATGATAAACTCTAAATTCTTTCTCATTTACATAACAAAGATAAACTGGAACCTCAAATACTGAATAATAGAAATCAACTTGTAATAAATTATGGGGTGATGGTCTGTCAGGTAGTTTACCTGGAAACCAAGACCTAGTTCCATCCTTTTTAACAATACCCCTTCTTGGCATTTTACATTTATCTTCAATAATAAGATTATCTCCTTTTAAATCTATGTAACCATGAACAGGAATATTGATACCATCAAACCATTTAAAAGCTTCTACCTCTGGTTTACATTTATCATAACCAGGAATAGTTTGGTGAGCCTTATGACAGTTAGCAATCATTAAAGGTACTATGCTTTTATAGTAACTTAATTTCTCTTGGTCATCAGGTGTAAGTGCAACTAGTTTATCTAGCTTATCTTTTACAGGAACAAACATTATAATTTACCTTCTATATTATCTATAGCTTCCTCAAAAGCTTTATTAAAAATATCTGCTTCTGTTGGCTTGTCTGCAAATTGAGTATCTTGTAAAAAATAAGATATAGGTTTTTTTAGATATTGACCAATTTCAAATAATCGAACTAAGGGTATTCGGTTTTCCCCTTTTTCATATTTTTGAATTTGTTGAAACGTAGTATTAACTGCTTTAGCAACTTTAGTTTGAGTAATTAAAAATTGCTTACCAGTAAATTGATTGACATTAGTTTTTCTAGCTTCTTTTATTCTTTTACCAATAGCTCTGTAAAACTCTATATCTTTCTTAAACACATTTGGCTTGTCTTCTTTCATTTTGTTTCCTTCCTTTAATTTAGAGTATAAAATCCCTAAGTAGTTTATGCAACTTTTTGTATATGCTAATTAAGCATATAAAAATCTAGCGTCTTTATTCTCAGCTTCAACTATTCTTCTATATGTTTTAATATAGTTTTTCATAGCATCTAGAGTGTGAACACATTGTCTTCTGTTCTTACCATTCATTATTTCTTTATGGTTTTTCTCTAGTTTTTGATAAAGCCTAATATTGCTATTACTTAGAGCCATCATTCTCCTCATTGACTATTTTTATATTTGCCTTCAAAAGTTTGCTGTCAATGATATTTACTTTTGCAAACTCAGTAGGCATTCTTTGATTATGTGCTTTTTTAGTTGCTTCTTCAACTGTTGCACCATCAAAAAATTCTTCAAAATCAGCTGCTACCTCTAAACTAGATGTCTTTAAAACTTTAATCATTTAAAACCACATTTCTGCTATAACCTGCATAATCTCTTTTAAGTTCTTGTCGTTCCTCTAGTTTATCAATTAGTACACTAACTGAATTTTTACTCTTATATCCCATCTCACTAGCCATTTCTAAAAAGGTCGGCATATATCCATGTTTTGTACTATAATTTTTAATAAAATGCAATAGCTTCAACATTTTTGGAGTCATAGGTCTTCTACCTCTTTGTTTTGTTTTCATCTACTACCAACCTTCTCAATAATTCTGTGTACCCATTAATATCATCAAATGAATCAGCTTTATATTTATCTGATTGCATAACTCTCCAACATTTTAAAAAAATCATAAATAAACCAAAGAACTTTAAAGGAACTTTAACTGTTTTGTTATTATGAATTGTTAAATATTTCTCCATCATACCAACCATTGCATAGCTAGTGTGATCGAAATGACCATAATCACCTTGTTTTTCATGTAATAATTTATCTAAATTATTCATAAATTTTATATTGTTATCTGACATAATTCCCTTCTGTATCTTTGCACCAATGAGCTGCTACTTGTTTATTTTTGTATCTAACACCTATTGGTAAATAATCTATTGTTGTAACCTTTTCTAATCTATCTTGGCAAGTTGTAGAGGAACTACCAAAAGGAACTGTAACTTTTTCAATAGTCCCATCTACAAAAAACATAAACAGAAAGATAAATTTCACTAATTAAAATGGAATTTCTTTACTCTCTGCTTTAGGTTGCTTAGGTTTATATTCATTCTTATAACCAGAAAGAATAGTACCTGCATCATTTAACCAACCGATTAAACCTTTTTGACCACCTGCTTCAGGGTAATTCATCTCACCAGTAAACTTGTCATCACCTTTAAAGATAACTCCAACTTGTGCAAATACTTTTACAAATCTAGTGTTACCATCTTTAGATTGACCTTTTACTCCTAAGATTGTTCCTTTGTTACCATTGTCTAATGTAACATTTCCTGAAAAATCTAATTTAATAGCTCTTTCATTACTTGCATCAAATGGGAATAATACCCAATCTTTTTGCTTAGCACTACCATTGTTGTCTGTTGACATTGTTTTGTCCTCCATTTTTCTTTATTAGTTGTTGTTGTTGTTCGAATAATTTTTCAATTTTTTGATCTGAATTATTATTCTTTTTCCAATCAGAGTATAAAGCGGTCAACTTTGTTTCGGTTGTTTGCTTTTTTATTTCATTCTCAATTGAATTGGTTTTGTTATTACTTTGAGTAGTTTTATTTTGATTATTCAAAGCATTAACTAATTCTTCTGCACTAGCATATTCTGAACCAGATAATCCAAATGCTGCCAAACATCTTCCAAGAGCTGAACTAGAACAATTTTCTAATGCACTTGTTTTATTGATGAATGAAGAATTTCTAAACTCCTCTGCTGTACCTACTGCATAAATTGTATCTGATATATAAAGTTCAGTTTTAACAATTACCCTTTCGGCATCATGGAATAAAACTTCTTCATTAAATCTAGCTTCTGGAAAATATTGTAATAAATGTTTATGTCTTTCATTTACTGTAGAATATTTCTTTCCTTTAATATTTACAGTTGGAATGTTTATTAAATTCTCTAAACACTCTTTACGTCTTTCTTTAAAGCCGCCTTTACTTTTTTCTTCTGCTACTGTCTTTTTTACTGTCGTCATTTTTCTTGTTTCCTTCCTTTTGTTATTAATTTTAGACTCCACACATTCCTTCACACTCATTATTAAACATATCTAATTGGTTTTCATTTGGATTAAAATCAACCTCATCCAAAGGTTTACAACTTCTATGAGTATAATTTTTCATATTTGGATCTTTACTTATATCTCTAATTTTTTTATCAAACTCAACTACATCTTTAAATTCATCTGGTTTATTTGTTTTTAAATCATGCCAATATTTATCATCATGGAATGGACAACAAAGACAAGCTGATTTCTCTGGTGGTATTATGTTATTTTTTTTAAGATAATTAATACAATCTTGCCTTGACATATTAGCTTCAATTAAAGGATGTCTATTTAAAATGTAAGGATCTCTAGCAGGTTTCATCCTTTGTATTTCATCTTTAGAAATGCCTATCCATTGCTCAACATATTTATCTTTTGGAAAATGTTTACCTGGTTTGACACCACATAATTCTCTTATTTTTTTTTTAATTACTAAAATTTTATATTCTGCGGTGCATTGCCTACGAATCATACCCTTTTTACCTGTAATAGTATGTTGATTATAAAAAGGAGCTACTACGAAATTAGTAGTACCTTTTGCAGCTAACATATCATCTTTAATATTTCCTTTTTGAACTCTAAATACTGGATAAGGTAAAATAGTTGTTAAGTAATTTAAATAAAGCATTGTAGCTTTGCTTTCATAACCAGGATCAGCAAATATTGCACAATCAACTGGTGGCAAATCACCTTTAGCAGCCATTATAGCCATAGTTGTTGATTGAACACCAACACCTAAACTTAAAACAACCATTTGTCTTGATCTATTTTTATCTATCATTTATTTTTAGTTTTTAGTTTTTGGTTTTCTTTAACTTGGTCAACATCTTTCTGAGCTTTTAATTGTAAATAGCTTTTATTCTTAGCCATCATTCTTTCTTCTAATTGTTTTAATTCTACTTTTTTTCTAAGCTCAGTTATTTCCTCATCTCTTTTTAAAAGTAAATCCTTATAGCTTTTAACCTCTTGCTCAAACCCTCTGATCTTTGTTTGCATTTTAGCAAGTTCCATCATTATCTTATCTGTCATTATTTTTTACCTTTCATTACTTCTTCTAGTGTTAAATTATGAACAATCATATCTTGAACTGCCTGACCTACAATTCCTCCTATATCCATATTTAAATTGCCTAATAAAGCTTTTCTTTCTTTAGCTGTTAGAACTACATAATCATTAAACCATAAGTCTAAACTTTTATTAAGCTGACTTGGACTCATATGATCTGCTGTAAAACAACCCCCTTCTTCTTTCTTAGTCCATTCTTTTCCAATTGTTTTTAACATTTGTTCCTTTCTATTTTATGTACGAATATTGTCAATAAATAATACAAAATTAATTCCCCTAATAGTTTTATAAATCATTTATATTATATAGTTCTTTAATATCTACCTTGTAAACCGCAGGTCTATTGTTGTAACCAAAGTTTGTTAATCGTTCTGGCATATCTTGTGTAAAAGGAAACCAACCTAATATTGAAAATTCAAAATTACCTTCATGTATAATTAAAATATATTTTCCTTTTTTCTCTCCAGGTCTTATTATTAAAAAATTATAATCTTTCTTTTCTTGACCTCTTATTTCAATATTACCTTGAAAGTCTGAGTCTGTATATCTCTCTAAATTATCAGTATAAGAACCATTATAAAATTTATTAAATGCTTTGGCGTAAGCTACCTCACCTAAAGCACCTAAGAAAGAATCTGCTATTTGTTTTCTGTAATCTCCTTGATAACCATAGGAGAAACCTTTTCCCATTTTAAGATTGCCAATAAATCTTTTAGATGCCACACTAAGAGCCATCTCAACTTCGTTTGATTCTAATTTAACTTTCATTATCTTCTTCTCCTTGTAAATATAGTTCTCCAAAACCATGAACGCATCATAGATATAACAGTAAATATTACCGCTATATGAAAGCTCTCAAGAACTGTTGGGTGTAAATCAAAAAATGGAAATATAAATAATTGAATT